TTGTCTGTCGTCATAATGCTTTACAAACAGCTCCGCACTAACATCTGAGATGTTGGCGTAAGTCAGTGACAGTTTCATGTCTGTGCGACTTGATCCGTACAGAATCCGGGTTTCGCTTCCGTTCTGAGCCTTAAACGTCTTGACTGGATACGTTCCAGGATCAAACGTTCTTGCTGTGGGTTTGAGCGGAGGAAAGTCCATTAATCGTCAGCAGGGACAACGTTGAATGTGCCGCTTTCTATAAGGTGAGCAAGCTTGCTGCTCCCATCATCATTGCAAGGGTGCTCTGATGCAACAATGTCCACAGTACCCTCCTGAGAGAACGTCAACTGCTCTACAACATAAACGTTTTCAGAGACGCTGGAATTGACCAAGGTGAAAACAGAATCATGAAATTTTGATTCTGTAACGATCCCATTAGAAACCGTCATCCTGCCGTCTTGAACTTCTTCTGAATCAGTCTTGAAGAATGAAACGTCATAGTCCCCGTCATCTAAGTGGGTGACACTGGTTACTTGTCCATTCGTTCCAATGGTCCCGTTGTTAGCTGAGCTGTAAGGGCTTGACTCTGTAATGACCTTAATAAACGCCCCAGCCTCAAGGTTTAAGCCGTGAACTGTTGTTGAGAAGCTAATCGTATGTGTTACAAGTTCGCGCAAGCCAAGAAAATATTTAGCAACTTTTACAGCGTGTCCTTTTGAAGTACAGAACTGAGTAAGGTTAAACTGCTCGTGCGGCAAACTTCCGATATCTAAGTCTTTTAGTTTGTTGGCAAATGCGTTATTTTTTATTCTAACTTCAACAACTTTTTCTTCTGGAAATTTGTTTCTTGATTCCTGTCTATAGCGAACAGTAGCTTTAAACGGCCTACGCTCTTCTGCCCTTAAATACTCGAGCTTGAATGAGTCTTCTAATATGTTCCCAGAGGTGAATAGCTGTTTAATTTCAACAGCTCCTGTGTTGATACTGCCGTTGGTCTTACTTGGCACGGCGGGCACTAAGGCAAACTTGCCGTCAGCTAGAATAAAGTTGCATAAGAAATTTGGGGCCATGTCTGTTATAAATTGACGCAAGTTTACGTTTTCGCCAATAACGCCATTGAAAAACAACTCTTGTTTTTCTAAAAAACGCGAAGTGGCTATAAGTTTTTCTTTGTCTACTAAGTCTGGGTTGGCTGCGTTCATTCCCATCAGACCGCCAACACCTGATATTTGATTGGTAAACAAATGAAACACAAGATCTGTTAACAGGTTGCTAGGCCCTTCAGAAGATTCATTGTCTTCATAGGTAGATAAATCATGATGCAGCCTTTCGACACAGATACCTTTTCCAACCCAAGTACGCACTTGGTCAAGCTGGGTAAAATTACGACTAGCTTTTAATGAAAGCCCGGCCATCGTCAAATCGTTAAAAGCAGGAGCCTGATCGTTAGGCAAAATTTCGTTGACATAAACAACCTCGTGCTCAGGCTCGTTTTCGTTTGATTTTTTGACGAGAGATCTATAGAAGCTGATATCGTTAAATTGGCTTTGCCCTTCAAAAACAACTTCTGCATCAACCGTACTAGTCTCAGAAAGCTTTTCTAGCTGAGTAATTTTAAATCTAAAACCAGCGCTGTCGTAAACAGTCTTGAACGGATTGTTATTTGTAATAGCCAATTCTGCGGTAAAAGTATCATTGACGTCCCAGTCCGATGTCGTGCTGTTTCCTTGAAGAATTTTAAAACTTGGTTGCTCCCAACTAACAGATTCTCCTGACCAGTGATCGTCAGGCAAGTCTTTCACTTCAGACTTGTATTGAATTCGAATGCTGTTACCATCATCGTTTGTATATGTTGCGCCAACTGTCCTAGTCGTTCCAACTTCAAGGTCTCTTGCATAATGACCGGCGCTACCAAATAACTCGTAAAAGAAACCAGCGGTTCTTCCAGGTATAGTTGCAAGTGATTCTGTAGATGTCACTTTATAGACTTGCCCTGACCAGCGAAGAACTGTAGCCGGGTTCGTCGACTTATTCTTTCTAAAATTATTAGAGCTTGAATAAGGGTTTGGATCGCCCCCAGGAACATCCGTTCCACCTTCGCCGCGTTTTACTTTGATGCGATCACCAACAGCATAGCTTCTTGAGCTGAGCAAAACTTCTACTCCTTGAGGAGCCCATACATGCTTTTGTTTAGGAGAACCGTTTTTTCTCGCAAAATGCGAGTCTGGCAGTTTTCTTTTTAATAGGGTCCAACGAAGAATTACAAAATCAGTGCCGTCTGCGTTAAAAAATTCTTTGGTAATAATAGTAGTCGTTTGGTTGCTGCCAACATCGCTGTCGTCAGGGTTGCCAGCCATCTCAAATGTCATCGCGCCATTCCTGCCTGCAACTGCGTCGGGCAGGTTAGATACGTTTTCTTTGAGCTCTAGCGAAGCTATTTGATTGTCAGGGCCGTCTTGTCTAACAGGAATAAGTGCTATTTTTTCGACGGCAGTTGGCGGGCCAAACGTTGATGGTTGAAAAGAAAAATTTGGCTTTCTAGTAAATTCTTTATTGGCTCTTATCGTTGATCTCTGCACTAACGACCCAGCAGCAACAACTTTAAATGTACCGTTAATGCCATCAACCTTAACCTCCTCTTCTACTAAAGAAGTTTCAGCTTCGCTGTCTGAACGGGTTGCCGCAAGTTTTATAAATTCAACAGTATCTCCAACTGAACGCATTTCTGCAGCAGGCATAGGCACAATCTTAAATTCAAGCTCTTGAGGCTTTAAACCTTGTGGGTTTTTAATCCTGATAAAGTTGTACTGCGCAACAGGCCGCCGCCCTACCACTGTAAAAAACACCTCAGAATCCGTACGCTTACTAACTAAAGGCTTAAAATCAAACTTTTCATTGTCTTTGTCGACGCCTGCTTTCCTAATAAACACCCTAAAAGACGAAGACCTGGCAATCGTTGCTGTGATTGTTCCGGTGGACACTACTACATTGTCCTTGCCGTACTCTTTAATTTCTTTTGATGATGGTAGCCCAGGAAAAGAACACAGCCCCTGCAAGTTTTGATATACGCTGCTTTTTATTCCTAGCTCTGTTACGACTGCTGGGCGGTTATTTCGGATAGTCGCTGTGGCAATGTGGGTAAGAGGGAAAAATCCTGGTCCCACGCCATCAATATCGTCTATATAAACCTCCGGCCTAATAACTTTATCTAGGCTCACAATGCCTATTCTTTTCAATATTGAGTCTTTTGTTTCAATACACTCAAGGAAAATTTGTTGATCTTTTTTCTCTGTAAGTTCTGGGTTGAACTCAATATCTCTTTTAATAACTTTCCATAAGGTATTGCCAATTGCAAATATTTCGCCTTTTTGCATTGCTGCATCAGCTGCAAGTTGATCAGACAAAACTGTTGAGTTTATGTCATCCACTTTTTCGCCAACTTCGTCCCCACCTTTATTTTTTTTACCTTTGTAAACGTCTTCAGGTATTTCGGAATGAGAAATTCGAAAAACTACTTTGTCACCTACCTTGACGTTGACTACTTTTGTTAGCTCATCGCCGTCTGTTGTCGTGACAATTGAATCGCTGTTTGGTACGGGGCGGATATGCTTAAAGATGCCCATTCTGGGGCTGTATTGACGACCTTCCCCTTCATGGTGTTGGTCTTGCACTTCATGTAAATACGCATGGTTATCACTTGGAAACGTTCCAGGCTTGACGTCACCCTCACCGTCACGGCCTAAGTTTAAATCGCCAATGACTTTTAGGCGTTTAATTATATCTACTCTTTGCGCTTTTCTCTTTATGCCTTTTCCTCTAGGCACGGTAATAACTCGATAATTTAACCTATACCCTGTGCCATTGGCAATCGCTCCATAAACACCAAACTGGATACTGTTTACTGGCGAATATGCGTGGCAAAAAGCTTCTGGATCATTATCCATCGTGTCACTAGGGCAAACAAAAACCTCATCATTAAGACCAGCGTCTGGGTCGCCAGAAGCTCCATCTTTAAGTCTTGTTCCGGCTATTAAGTCACGTTTCCCATAAATAAGTCCGTTATCGTTTTCCTTGGGGTTGTACTCTTGTTTCCAGTAAAAAGCGAACAATTCTTCATAAATAACGTCTAAAGCGTTATTGCCTAAAAAGATGCCTTCTAGATCTGGTTTGGCAATACCAGACTTAGGGCTTACGTTTCTTAAGCCTTGTTCACCTACAACAAACAAAAGCTTGGCTTGCTGTTGCGTGCCATGGCTAAACATACGAGACCACACCAAGCGTGGCTCCACCAACATCCCGCCAACTTTTCTTTTTTCGTTGTATAGACCAAAGATGATGGGTATTGGTGATGCGTAGTCTGCTAGCTCGTTTAATGTGTCAAATCCTCTTGATGGCGTGAACCGGCTAGCGCCTGTGATGCTGTCCAAGTCAACCCGGCCTGACTTTGGGGCCGAAGGCATCTTGGGCTTTGGCGTCAGCAGGTATGCAACGCCGGTAAGAACTAAATTAATTGCAATGCTAATTAATACAGCCTCTGTGCCTGTTGCCTGAACATCAGGAATATGCTCATACTCTGCAGGTCTTAATCGACCACGCCGCCTTACTTCAGCAGCAAAAAGTTGATACTCTTCTTCTGTAATTCCAATCGTCTTGATTAATTCTCTTTCGTACGGAAGCAGTGGTACGTCGTAAACAGACGGGCCGAAGACCATTGCACTTTTTCCATTCTGCGATTGACGTACAAGATTCCCGTCTGCCATGTGACTGCGAATGCCCAGGATTGCTGCGGTAACAGCAGAATATCGCCATCATACTCAGGCTTCTTGACCCGGAAACCCCAGCTCAACAAATCACGCGATACTTCCCATTTGCTTGCTTCGTACCAGGACTGCTTAAACGGTGGTGGGTCAATGCCGATATAGCCTAAAGCTTGGTAGCAAAGGTGGATGCAATCAATATGGCCATCACTGCCGTCAGCACCAAGCCGGTACGGCATCCCAATAAGATCAGCGCAGCCGGACATTATTGCTAATCGGTAAGTTGCCCACGATCCGATTGGTCAACGCGCGTCTTGGCACGTCCGTTCCAACAGCATCTAAAACTGAACCCAGCTCTAAGTTCAGTGACGTGTTGTCCCACTGCCCTCCTAACACTTGCCCGGTGTAGGTATGCACAATCGTGTTCGTCGCGGATAAGCCTGTGTCAGGGTCAGAGTTTTCAATAATTAAAACGTCAACTTCCATTATCCAAGTGTTTTCAATAGCGTCTATCCCCCAACCGAGAGACACATCATTAACTGGAAAAACTATCGTTGCTTCTAAGCCGTCACCTGTGCGGTTGACTGTGACGCCCGAAAAACCAAATGGGGCAAATTGATATTTAGACCCAGAGTGTGTGATATTTTTACCAATAAAAAAATTCTGAAAGCGAAACTTTTCGCCTTTAGCTCCACCTGGGTTTATGCGTAGTGCATGGCCAAAAGCAAAACTTGTCATAGACCCAACCTCTTGCGAGTGCTACCGCTCATCTGTAATCGTTTCAGTGTATTCTGCTCACCGCGTTTTGCGCCTTGCTCTGCAGCACTACGCATCCCAGTCTGAAACTGATCAGCGGTTATGTAATCAACGCTGTTAATGCGTTCCACGGTATAGCGAACATCGATTGGAGCGGCAACTGCACCACCACCACCGCTGTCTCCCATCCCAGGGCCACCACCGTTAGCAGGAATAACGCTATTGCCGCGAGAGCCATTTGAGTAACGCGACATGCTTTCACGCATTTTAGATTCAGGGATGATGTACTCAGGCTCGCCACCTTCACCAACCAACGTGTTAGTGGGTCCGCTAATAAAGGCCCCTTCCGCTGCTTGCCTTCTTGGTATTGATCCGTAGTTGCTAATCGTTGGGGGAGCAAAATCGCTAACACTCCCGAAAGAAGGCACTGAGCCTGAGCCAAGGTCAGGCAACGGACCAGTCGTTAACGTGCCATATTTGCTTGCAGGAGCAGTCGCACCACCGCCACTAGCCGCAGCACCGGCCATTGACGAAACTATCTGTGTAATAAATTGAATGGCCTGCATCTTGATTGCAGCAGCAATAATTTGAGCCGTCATATCTAAGAAGTGGTCTGCTGTTCGTTGGAATAGATTTGCCAACGCTTCCTGAGCAGTCATGCTGCCGTCAATAACACCTCTAAATGATTCGCTAAACGCATCTCCTATTGCATGTGCTGCAGCAATGACTTGGTTTGCAGGGTCCACTAAATCATTCAACACACCTTGAAGACGCTCTGCTTCGTCGTCCAATTTGCCAGAAAATGTCTTAGGCGCTAAGTCTTTCTCAATTGCGCCAGCTGCTTTGCTTTTCTTATCTTCCAGGCCATCTCTGTCCTGCTTAAGCTTATCTAGCGCTTTTTGCTGCTCAATGTATTCGTCGGTAACTCCTTTTTGATTCTTTAAGTCCTGCAGGGAAGCTTCTGTTTTAAAAATTTGAGCATCTACCGTGTCTAATAATTTTTTATAACCACGATCTAGTTCTAGCAGTTGTTTCTTCAGTTCTACCGCTTGCTTAGCCGCAGCAGGAGTGCTGCCCTCCGTAATTAAACGAGAATACTCTCGTTCAAAAGCCATCTTGTCTTCATGCTTTTGAGTAATCAAATCAAGCTGCTGGCTTGCTCTGTTGAACGCATTTTCGGTGCGCTCAATCTCGCGATCAACAGCTTTCACTCGCCTTTCAATTGCTCTCTGCTGCTTTTCATTTGCTCTCTGGGTATCGCGTTCTTTTTTCCCAGTTAGTTGAGCAGCTTTTTGATTTTGGCGCTCCAGCTCTCGCGCTTGTTTTTCTTGATCACGCGTTACAGC